TGTTTACGGCATATTTTGGGATCCGAAGAAAGAGAACGGCATAGGCGACGTAGACATCCGGTCCATAGATCTTTTAAACCTGTTCTGGGAGCCCGGTATCCGTGATATCCAAAACTCACGCAATCTGTTCATTGTGGACATGGTGGACACGGATCTTTTGGAAGAGGAATACCCGGATTTAAAGGGCAAGCTTTCCGGGAATTCCATCAACGTGACCGAATACGTCCACGACGATACCGTGGATACATCCGGAAAGACAGTGGTCGTTGATTGGTATTACAAGACCATCGTCGGCACGAGAAAGACGCTGCAGTACTGCAAGTTCGTAAATGACATCGTTCTCTATGCCACAGAGAACATACCGGAATTAAGGGAACGGGGCCTGTACGATCACGGAATGTATCCGGTAGTGCTGGACGTATTATATCCAGAGAAGGGGACGCCTGTAGGCTTTGGCTACGTCTCCATATGCAAGGATCCGCAGCTGTACATCGACAAGATGTATTCAAACGTCCTGGAGAACGCCATCCTTGCCACGAAAAAGCGCTTCTGGGTATCAAACTCAACAGGCATCAATGAGGATGAGTTCTTAAATACCGATAATCGTTTGGTGCACGTGGAAGGAGAACTGGAAGAGCGGCGCATCCGCGAGATCGAGATAACGCCTCCGTCGCCGGTCGTACAGAACATCCTCCACGATAAGGTGGAGGAGATGAAGGAGACCAGTGCCAACCGGGACGTGAACACCGGATCTGGCGCCGGCGTTACAGCGGCATCTGCTATCGCAGCGCTGCAGGAAGCCGGAAACAAGACCTCCAGGGACATGATCTCGGCCTCATACCGGTGCTACCGCAAGATGATCAACATGATCCTGGAAGTGGTGCGGCAGTTCTACGATATATCCAGGGCATTCAGGATCACCGGGAAAGCCCCGGGTCAGTATGAATACATACAGTTCTCCAACGCCAGGATAAAGAACCAGCCATATCTGGACGAGAAAGGTATGGTCATGGAACTGTACCGGAAGCCGGTGTTCGATCTTAAACTGAAGGCACAGAAGAAGAACCCGTTTTCGCGGATGGAGGAGAACGAGAGAGCGAAAGAGCTTTACGGCCTGGGATTTTTCAATCCGGATCGGGCCCAGGAAGCATTAAACGCCCTGGAGATGATGGACTTTGAAGGTATAGACAAGGTGCGTTCCCAGGTAGCGGAGGGCCAGACGCTCTTAAACATCGTGAAGCAGCTCTCCATGCAGCTTAACATGATGGCAAACGCTTTGGGGCTCCCTGCTAAGCCATCAGCACCTCAGAACACCGTGAGATCAAGAGCACCGGAAGAGATGCAGGGAAGAAAGCCCGATGGATCCTCCGTAGCCTCCGGCATCATGGAAGCGAGAACCCCAATGACATCCTACGGCCAGAGGTTGGCTAAAAGATCTTCGCCGGACATGAATGAGGGAACGGCAAGACCGATGGCAACGTAAGGGGACGCCATGACGGAAGCTATGGTAAAGAGGGTAACGGAGGATAAAAAGGATCTGCTTATCTATGAATGCATGTACCACGCGGATGACGAGATCGTCTGCGCGGGCATATCCGCCATATCTTTTGCCCTGGTAAATTATGTTTCCGTAACATGCCCTGAAAACGCCAGAAGCCGCATTAAGCCAGGGCACGTGAGTATTACGGCGAAATATACGAAAAACACCGAAGAAGCCTTCAAAGTGGCGCTTTTCGGCCTTCTGGCCATAGAAATGAGCCATCCGACGGGCATAAAGGTATACGAGAATATATTGCCTCAGTAATGAGGCTGTATATAAATTCCCTGATCGGCCGTGAGGGGAAGGATAAAAGGACGCACGGGGGCCTTACACCCGCGATACAAAGGGAGGTATCCTACATGAAACAGTTACTCTTGGAAGCAGATTTAAGACTTTTCGGCGAGGGCGGCGAAGGCGCCTCCTCAGGATCCGAAGGGGCTGCTGCTGCAGAGGCGCCGGCCTCTCCTGTAAGAGCCGGCAAAAAAGCGGGCGCATATGACAACGTGATTTTCGGCAGGCAGGAAACCGCCGAAACAGAAACTTCCGACGCCGGGGAGAATGAGCAGAACAAAAACGAACCGGACCCCAAAGCAAGGGAAAATGCCTGGAACGATCTCATTAAGGGTGAGTATAAGGATCTGTATGACAGAAACGTACAGCGAATTATCAACAGCCGCTTCAAGGAGACGAAGAGCCTGCAGGAAAATCTGGACAAGCAGAAGCCGGTCCTGGACATGCTCTTAACGAAGTACAACATTTCGAACAACGACATGGATGCACTGACAAGAGCCATAGAACAGGATGACAGCTACTGGGCTGATCTGGCCGACGCCGCCGGTATGTCCGTATCTCAGTATAAGGACTTCAACCGCATGCGCGTAGAGAACCAGAAGCTCCAGGAATTCCAGAAGAGGCAGCAGCAGGAACAGGCCGTCAGGCAGCAGGTGGCATCCTGGCAGCAGGAAGCCGACAGCCTGAAGCAGGAGTTCCCTTCCCTGGATTTAAACGCTGAGATCCAGAACCCGGAGTTTGCCCGCCTTCTGCAGGCGAATGTTGGCGTAAGGACGGCATATATGGCGGTACACTCTAACGAGATCGTATCCCAGGCCATGGCCCAGAGCGCCAAGAAAGCAGAGGAGAGGGTGGTAAACAATATCCGGGCCAACGGGCAGCGGCCCACGGAGAACGGTTCGTCCAAACAGTCCGCCTTTGTGTATAAGTCTGACGTGAACAAGCTCACAAAAGAGGACAGAAGAGAGGCGGTGAGACGCGCCGCCAGGGGCGAGATCATATCCTGGTAACGGAGATGAAATGAGCGAATACGCAAGAAAATCAATGATGTTCGGTAAGGTAATGATGATCCCTGTGATCCTTAACCTTTTCGGGCCCACCAATAAGACAACGGATACTTCGGCAACGACTGGCAACGACCTTTCGACCGAAATGAAGACCTTTTACAGCAACTACCTGATCGACCTTGCAGAACCCGAGCTGGTCCATGATCAGTTCGCGCAGAAGCGCCCGATCCCGGCAAACGGCGGTAAGACTATCGAGTTTAGAAAGTATGACAGCCTGCCGAAGGCTCTTACGCCTCTTTCGGAAGGCGTGACCCCCACCGGCAACAAGCTGAATACTTCCGCCATCACGGCCACCGTATCCCAGTACGGTGACTACATCGAGCTGTCCGATGTGCTGCTCTTAACGGCTATCGATAACAACCTGGTCCACGCGACGGAGCTTCTGGCCTCCCAGGCCGGCCGCACGCTGGACACCGTGACCCGCGAGGTCATGAACGGCGGCACCAACGTACTCTATGCAGGCGGCGCGCTTTCGAGAGCCGGTCTTTCTGGCGGCGGAGTATCCGGAAACGAATACCTGACCGTGAAGGACATCAGAAAAGCTGTCAGAGCCTTAAAGAAGATGAATGCGCCTAAGTACGAAGGTTACTACTGGGGCATCATCCATCCGGACGTAGAATATGACATCATGGACGACGAGGATTGGAAGAAGCCTCACGATTACGTCAATACCGAGAATGTTTATTCTAACGAGCTCGGTATGATCGCCGGCGTAAGGTTTGTGGAAAGCACCGAGGCTAAGATCTTCCATGCGGCCGACTTAGGCTCTGATGCCCGTAACCTTAAGGTGAACGGTGCCGTTTCCGCAAACGCCACCACCGCAGTCCTGGACGGCGGCACATTTGCTGCGAATGCCCTTGCAGGCAGGAAGCTGCTTATTGACGGCAGGGTCTATAACGTAGCCTCCAACACAGCCTCTTCCGGTACGGCCACCGTGACCTTGAAGAGCGGCGAGAAATTTTCGGCCATCGCAGACGATGCAGACGTCTACCCGGGTGAAGCAGGTGCAGACGGCCGCGACGTGTACTCTACGCTGATCGGAGGCTCTAACGCCTACGGTACCACGGAGATCTCCGGAGGCGGCCTGGAGCACATCGTCAAGCCTCTGGGCTCTGCCGGTTCGGCGGATCCTCTTAACCAGCGCGCCACCACGGGCTGGAAGGCCACCAAGACCGCGATCCGGCTTGTTGAGCAGTACATGGTCCGCGTGGAGGCATGCTCTACGTTCAACGACATCGGCGAGAACTGATGATCCCGGCATAAGCCGTAAATACAGGGAGGCGCATGCCGCCTCCCTGTCACCTAGGAGGTTTTAATATGGCAGTAAAGAAAGAAACCGAAACAAAGAGTGAAAGAAATTACTGGAATGAAAAAGTCACGATCCGGCTTTTCAAGGACAGCGACAGGTACAAAGACGATGTGACTGTGGGTTATAACGGCAAGTTCTACAAGATCCGGCGCGGCGTGGATGTGGACGTTCCGAGAGCTGTTGCGGAGATCCTGCGCCAGTCCCAGGAACAGGACGAACGGACCGCGGAGATGATCGAGAAGGAACAGGCTGCCTACGATGAGCTGGAAACACTGTCCATCCTGTAAATAACAGCGCCGGGAGACCGGCGCTTTTTTGAAAAGGTGATCCCCATGAAGATTAAAGAAGCTATTACAATGGCGGACACAGCCCGCCCGAACACAATGCCGGTGGATTTCAAGCTGCGGCACTTAAACGATTTGGAAACAGATCTTTGTGAGCTTTTGCAGATAACGACGCCGCCGGTACATAAGGACACGGAAGAAGAGCTCCTGTTCATCAACGGATGGTGCATGTTCTATCCGCTCTATCTGATGGCCATGATCGATCTGGAGAACGAAGAAATGGATTCATATGTGAACGACCTCCAGGCCTTCAATGCAGCCTATAAGGAAGCCCGCCAGTATTGGATGCGGACACACATCCCAAAACACCAGCATGGATTTTTGAACCTGTTATGAAAACACTGATGCCTCCTGTAACAAACGTAAACAAACAGAACGCCCAGGTCATAGCCATAGGCGGTCTGAACAGAACAGAGAATTATAAGGATGGCGAACTGGAATATACCAGGCACCTTTCTTTGAGAAAATATCCGTACTTCACCTCCTGGATCCCGAGAGCGGAAGAAGAGGGTTTAACGGGCGTATCGGCGATAACCGTTTGGGACGGTCTGATCTATATAAAGGACCGGACGATGTATATAGGCGATCAGGCGGTGGACCATCAGTTTATGGAAGGCCCGAAGCAGTTTGCCATGATGCAGAATAAGCTTGTTGTATGGCCGGACAAGGTCTGCGTGAACATGCAGACTTATGATGTAGAAGAGCTGGCGGTCTCCCTGGTATCGTCCACCGCGGAATTTACCGAACACGCCCTGACCATCACGACACTTGCCGG